CATTATCCCTTGCATGACGAAGAACAACCGTGAAGGTTCCATAAGGATTGTCCAAATTGGTCGATCTCTTGATATCCTGAATCGAGATTTTGAAATTCTTCATCTCGTATTCGCCAGAGTCTCTAGCAACAAATCGGAAAAGCTTCTGCATGTTTTGCGCGTCGTAACTACCAGTATTGACACTAGTGTCTTGGGAGATAACATACCCAGTTCTAGCTGGAACAGCAGAATGTCTTTGCTTGGCGTGATTTACGCCCTGCGTAGCATCATGCAAAGCTCCAATCCAGCCGTAAACCTTGTCTTGAGCGGAGCCAGATATATGCCTGGAAACCATCCCATCGAAGGTTTCTCCTAAAAAGTAATTAGCGACTGCTGACGAATCAGTGATCGCAGTGTTAGTCTTTGTGGCATTAGTGTTCAGAACTCGCCTAATGTAATGGGGCGATCCTTCCGTAAAGTTAAATTTAATCATCTCGTTTACAGTGGTGCCGTTACGAATATTAAGAATAAACTCTTTGTTGCCTCTAGATCTAATATATTGAGCCGATGCATTGTTGTTTGCATGAGTAGTATTAGGTGATGCACCAGAAAGAGTGAAATAAGTTCCTGAGTCGGCGTATAAGACAGCAGCCAATACACCCACATTCAGATTTTTCTTTATATCTGAACTATAAGAACCAGAATCAACCAAGAAAATACCATATGCACCACCGTTACTAGCAGGCGTCTCGCTGGGTATAATGGCCGAAGTTTCCCAACCTGCCTTACCAGCGTTAGCAGCCTCAGTGTGATGCGTGCCTAAAAGACGAACAATTGTAGCTGTATTATTGTTTTTCAACCAGGCTTGTGCCGCATAAGCAGCGTAAGTCGGTCCAGAAGGAGTACCAGTTCTCCAAGCATCGGCAACGTCGCCGCCTGCAACGGGATTTCCAAATATTTCAACAAATTCTGACATGGAACTAACCTTGATAGGTCGCATACCAGGACCGCGTTGGGTTCGACCAATAATAACTGGCCCAACATCGGCTGGAGTTTTTGGAATTTGTGAATTATCTATCTCTCTAATGAACACACCAGGTGAAACAAACTTAAATCTTCTTTCTGACATTGATATCTCTCCTTATGAATAAAAAGTTATTCTTTACTAAATAGTACAACAGATTCTCAAAAGAATATTCATCGTTTATAAAAGCCTCTTTTGTCTATGTGGTCTGGAATATCGCCCACAATCGTTCGTTCGCGACCGATCTTGACTTCTACAGCGTTTTCACGAATTACAATTTTAGGCTGTTCTGAATTGTTTGCTTCTCCAGCAATATAGCCCAAAACTTTGATATCGATTTTGGTTTCATATTTTCTATATTCCATCTCCATAGAAGCAATATTGTTATCCAAACTTAAATCACCCTGTATAAAAGACTCAAAACTATGCCCTTCATGTTTTGCTAAGAAATAATTGATACCATCTGTTCGTGTCATAAATGGTATGATTAAATCATTCATTTGCTGCTGATATTCTGTTTTAAGCATTATTGAATAAGTGATATCCAAATAAACTGGCATTGGCATTGAAATTGTCTGATAAACAATCTTCTTATTTGGTATAATTCTGCCAAATGCATCTCGCTTAGGGAAGTTTTCTTGCTTGTTACCAGAAACACCGCCGGCTAATTTTCTAGAGTCTGCATTTGCATAGTTAGAAGTTTTTTCTTGATTTATTGTTCTCGCAATGGTTATTGAGCCACCTTTTGGATCTAAAAGTCTTGGTACGTTTCCCCATGCTGTCCCTTTTCTTGTGGGGTCTTTTACAACATTGGTCCTATCAATAACAATTCTAGGCAGTATTAGTGTGCCATCGCGATCTCGTAATTTATGGTCCTCCCTAGACTGCACTGCTCTTTCAGCTGTTGCCCAAATTACAGGAACCTTTTTGAACCCCTCGTTTGTAGTGGTGTGAAGATCCAACTCTTCATTTAGCCAATTATAGATAGCATAATCAATAGTCTCTAAAGTTGGGGGTTGGGCAGGTATTTCCCTAATCACCTGTCTTGATGATTTTTCTTTTTGTTCGTATTTAGCTACCATCGAATAGTCCCTTACGTGCTCTAATGCACTTCGCTGATATCTCCATCTTGTGATCTACTTGACCGAAGATTTCTTTTGTTTCATTTAAAGTCACGATTTCATAATAAAAAGAACCATAAAGAACAAAATCACCTTCTCTAACAAATAAATCTTGATCTTCAGTTAGTCTCCTCTTGTGGAAATGAACAGTAATACTAGAGCGCTTGTCAATACCTGCACTGGTATTTGATGTTTCTTGTCCTTCCCAGTCAACAAGAGCGTAAACCCTAACAGGAGGTAAAAATGTTTTTTCTATTGCCTCGCCATAAAGAGGGTGGAAGTCTGTATGATCTAAGCTTATCGGATAATAAAGAACTTGCTGACCAATAACTCGCTCGATAAGTTCATCATTGACTTGCTTTACAAGATCCCGCTCCTTTTCTCCTAAAAATAATGGAGGAGGAGGACTTGCTGGTTGTGACCACTTGTTGTCAGACATTGCTTATTACCCCACGTATATTCCGCCAGGGATTGTGGCGTTCACCTTATTGACATTATCAGAAACAGCAGCCTCTTGCTCTGCAAGTTTGTGGTAAACCATTTCATCCAAAACAGTTTTCAATTCCTCTCTTAGTTTTTCTTGTTCCTCTTTACCTTGAGAGAGTAGTTCGCTATGGTTTAGCGTAACCGATTCCCCTGGTATTGGGATAGTATTAAATTTACCTCGAACCTGGCCCAACATTTCTTTCGTTAAAGCTAGGGCAAACCTTCGTATCCACTGCTTACCAATTGAGTTAATATTCTGAAATGGAACATTCTCAAAAGGAAGTGTATTCATGTTGTTAATACCAGTAGAATTATCTACATATTCCTCGGTAATCTCCCATGGATCTGAGTTAATTGAAAACTCAACCCACATCTTAGTTGGATGTGCTGTTGTTACGTCTGGAAATATTCTTAGTTTATTGTCTTTTATTTCGTAAGAATAATGGGAAGTTCTCGTATACAAATTGTCCTCAAAGGCCATGGCTTGTTGTTTGTTTTGCCATGCTGGAACTAATTCGTAACTTGAATCGTCTGAAAACTGACCATACTGATGTAAGTTTCCAACCGTGTTTAGACCACCATAATAACCATAGAAGCGCCACATAGCATGAGGGGTTTTATAAAATACTTTTCTAATTGTTATTCTAGACTTGTCAACCTCATTATAATATGGATAAGAACTGTTGGCAGAATTAGTAGACTGGGACTGTATTATAGCCTGCAGATCGTAGTCCTGCTGACCTACATTGGTTTCAAACGATGCTGAATATATCGGCTCTGTACCACCAATACCAACACTAGTAGCGGTTGTATCGCCGACGCGGTTTGCGTAACCAAATTGAAATTTAGGAAATCTTAGAGCAATATTGCTCCCAGACAACTCACCAGTCTCGCTATCGTCCTTTAATTGTCCTTGGTGATCAAAAGTACCAGTTGTTGCACCAAGAAGGCTATCTAAAACATTCTTTGCTTGATGAGTGTTTACAAGATACGAATATTCTAAAACCGCCTCTTCATAAGCAGCATATACGTTTTGAGCCTTTAATTCTATGTCAAGAATATCACCACCAAGTTTTCTAAAAGTGTATGATACTTGTTCTACTGCACCAGATACAAAATTAGTATCTGCTAACGCACCGTTGGTAGCATAATAACCAAACGGCAAATTTGCCGCTGTAACATCAGAATGCGTGCCAGTGGCAGGAAGCCGAACTAAGCTTGTTTCACTTGAAGGTTTTAGAGTGGGGACCGCCATTAAGTTATATCTCCTCGGATATAATTAGTTGTTGGCGGGGTAAAACTACTGATCTTTCTTTACCGAAGCCCTTTTGGTTCGCTTTCTTGTAGTTGTTTTTTTTGTTGTGGTCTTTTTTGTAGTTGGTTTTTTGGTGGTTGTTCGTTTTGTGGCCGTCTTGCGCTTAGTAACCGTCTTTTTTGCAACCTTTGGTGCAGGCTTCTCCACAACTGGCTTTGGCTTGACTATTTCTTCAACAACTTCTTGTTCTACCTCAGTCTTAAAAAATGCAGCTAACTTATTTCCAAACTTGTTTCCAAACTTTTGAGGAAACTTCATTACTCTTCTTTTC